AAGAAACAAACGGCGTAATCTCTACAGCGATGCATATTTAGACGTAGCAAACCAACAGGAGAGGTTGCCACAATGAAGCCCATGAACAAGCCAGTACAGTTGACATCACGCCTTCTTCGCTCAATCATCGAGGAAGAGGTCGGTAAGTTTGGCGACGAGAAAGACGTCGAAAAAGTTGCCAAGGACACCGAAGAGACTGACGCAGACGAGCTAGCTGACAGCCCTGAGAAGCACATCGACTTCATGAAGGCGCTCAAGATCGAAGAATCTCGTCTCGTCAAGCGCCTCAACAAGGTGCGTGAGACGCGTCAGCGAGTTGCAAAGTCGCTGCTCACAAAGATCTGAAAGTTAAAGGAGAACGAACATGTCAGGCGGATCAGGAAAATACACTACGTACGCTAGCCCAAAGGGGCCACGTACAGACTTGCTGAACAAGCTGTTCGGCAACGCGCCCGATAACGTTCGTCCACCTGCACAGGGAACTTCGTCAAAGGCAGTCGATGAAGCATCTGCAAGGGCAGCAGTCCTTGCAATTGCAACTGCAAAAGTCGATGCTCAGGGCGTCGGCGGAATTGCACCGTCGGATGGTCAGCAGCAAGGTGACCTTGGGCTCTATCCTTCAAAGGTCGACCTCAACTTTGGAAATTCTCCTGACGTCAGCAAGGTCACCTGGACTTCTGCGAACTCTCCCAGCGGAATTTCTTCTGGCGGCCCTGCACACCCGTATGCTCCCGATCCTTCTTCACCCGGCCCGGGCAAGACAGAAGGCCTCGATAAGACGGCTGATCCGGGTGTAACGCCCAATGACATGAAGCTCGGCATCGGTGATGCAGCAGGATTCGTTCCTAGCGATAACACCAAGAGTCCGGCAGCAACCGGCCCTGCGATTGCAGGTGCCAACAAGTTGGGAACGTCCGGTCTTCCTGGCAAATCAGGTGCCTGAGCGCATTCATCTTGTTTTATTTGATGATACTTAATCTCGTGATCGTGGAGAACCTGTAGCATGTCGAAGCAATTGTTCGAAGAGGCCCTTGCAGACGTTAAAAAGGTCAAGCAAGTTGCCGAAGACAACGCGAAGCGTGCCATCCTCGAGGCAGTGACCCCGAGGATTAGGGACTTCATTGATCGTGCTCTTCTACAAGAAGATGAGCATGCTCAAGTAGATCTAGTCCCGGGCAAAAACCCACCTGGCCATGAGCATCCCGATAATTCAGAGGGCGGCGCAGGTTCAGGTGAAGACATGGTCGTGACAGATGTCGACGTCTTTTCAGTCGATGATGTAGACGACTCTGTTCCACCGGATGCAATCACTGCACCAGACGCAGAAGGTAAAGTAACTCTCGATATTGATGCATTGTGTTCGACTGAACCGGGTGCAGCAGTTCCTCCCCCACAGTTCGGTGCACCAGCACCGAGCCCTGAGGATGAATACGAGATTAATCTCGAATCGATTGATGCATTGCAACCTGTTCTAAGTGCTGCAAAAAAGAAAATCATCTCACCACGTGAATTGACGGGCCGAATTAACAAGATGATCGAGCAGGTCAACCTCTTCACGAAGGCTGGTAAGGCAGTGAGGGGAACATCTTCCTTCTCAGAGCAAATCGCCCAGATGATTTCCAACGTAGAGAATATGTATGACTACGTGCAGGAATCGGTTACCGATTCACGCAAGAAGAGCTCATACGAGACAACGCTAGAGGCCGGCTTTAAAGTCCTCAATAAACTCCAGGAGTCAATGACAATGTCGCAGAAAACCAACAAGCGTCGGATGAATGAGGCGGACGTCACCTTGAAGTTGACGGGCCTGCCGGATGATGTCGATCTAGACACCGTCGGTGTTGACCTCATCACAGGTGAGGAAGACGAAGACGGCGGAGGCGACGATCTAGATCTTGACGGTCTTGATGGTGGCGATGAAGACGGTGGCGGCCAGGGTGGCGATGATGTCGACCTAGGCGACTTGGGTATGGGTGATCAATCAGATTCTGATGAAGGAGATACGCAGATGGAGAATCGTAGGCTGAGTGACGACACGATCGTCGAGATCGATGAAAATATGCTCCGCCGTGAGATCTCCCGCATGCGGAATCTTCGTGAGGAGACCGACCCACAGTCGTGGGGTAACGGCCCGGATCACTTTGACTCCTTTGGCGGTGGCAAGGACGACGGCGAAGCCCTTGATGCAGAGATCGTTGACAAGTCAACGTCCCCTGGCGCACTTCCCCTCGGCGAAGCTGACGGCGAAGACCTCGAAGAGCAGGATGACCTTGACGAGTCTGATGACCTTGAAGAGTCTGACGACATGGAAGAGGCAGACATGCCCCCAGCCGCAGTTCAGGTTGCAGAAGCAAAGAAGCGTATTGCCTTCGAGAAGAAGCTGCAAGAGCGCGCCAAGTCACGAGCACGTTCCTTGAAGAAGGAAGCTGCAGTGGCAAAGTCTCGTAGGAACGCACGCCGTTTCAACGAGTGCAAGAAAGAGTATGCTGTCGTTGCTAAGCGATTCAATGAGTCGGTCAGCCGCAGCAAGAAAGCGTCGCAGATCGTTGCAGTTGCAACGAGAAAGCTTCAAGAGTCCCGCTCAAATAGCAGGACTGCACGACCGGCGGAGAACACGGTCGAGAATGCATCCCTCCGCAAGAAGTTGGCAGAAACGAATCTGTTCAACGCGAAGCTACTCTACACGAACAAGCTACTCCAGAACGAGCAGTTGACCTCACGCCAGAAGGCCCAAGTCATCCAGCAGTTGGATACCGCAAAGACGTCTAGGGAAGCAAAGCTGGTCTACGAGAGCCTTGCCAACACTTTGGCGGGATCTTCGAAGACAGTGAACGAGAGCGCAGATCGCAAGGTCCTCGGTTCTGGTTCACGAGCAACCCGTCCTTCCTCAACGCAGTCCCTCAACGAGGGCTACGAGGCAGAGCGGTGGGCTAAGCTCGCTGGCATCGTCAAGTGATGATGTGATAACAGACTTCGAACCAACTACTTAGAGAACAGAAAAGGATACATCATGAAATTCTTCACAATGGAGCAGCTTGCTTCAGGCATCAAAGAAAGACACGTTGGCGCAGAACGCGCTCGGCTTGTCGAGAAGTGGAGCCGCACCGGCTTGCTTCGTGGCCTTGATGGTTACAAGCGTGAGACCATGGCACAGCTCCTGGAAAACCAGGCAGCTCAGGTCCTCAAGGAGTCTAACTCCCTGTCGACCGGTGGTTCAAGCGGTACCTCAAGCGGTCAGATCCAGGGCTTCTCGAACATCGCCTTCCCGATCGTTCGTCGAGTCTTCGGCGGACTGGTTGCGAACGAGCTAGTTTCGATTCAGCCGATGAGCCTGCCTTCAGGCCTCATCTTCTATCTCGACTACACCTACGGTTCGAACGTCGGCGGCAACGCCGGCCTCGGTCTGTCAAACTCGGCAACTGAGTCGACCTACACCCGCGGTCAGTCCATCTACAACAACCCAACCGGCAAGGGCATCCAGTCTGGATCGCTAGCAACCGGTGGTATGTACGACCTGGTGAACGTCGGTTACTCCAAGGTGCAGCAGAAGGTTGAGTTCGCCTCAACGTCTCTCATCACGGGAACCAACGGAACCATCGGAGCATGGAACGGCGCAGCGAACGCATTCCTTCCTGGCGGCGTTGTTTCGGCAATGTCCGGCACGAACGCAACCCTGTTGAACTACGACCCAGACCTTGACGTTGCATTCCAGAACAACACTGCGAACGCGATCTTCATGTACCTTGCAGTTTCCGACATTCAGACCGCACTTGCTGCATCTGACCTGTTGGCAGTCGAGCAGGTTGCAGTGTTCCACATCTCTGGTTCGAACACCACGGCTGCGGCTCTGGCACCTGCGACCTTGACATGGGGTCAGGCATTCCAGTCAGGTACGGGCCTCCTCAACCTTCGCCGCCTCAACAAGCGCGGTAACTTGCTCGGCTCTGCCGGCGCATACACCGGCTTCACGGCTGCTCCGCTCAACGGAACGCACATCCAGACGGTCCTCAAGGTTCCTTCAATGGGAACTGCCTACCTCCCAGGTGGCTCCGGTACGTCCTTCTACTTCTCCAACGCCGGTACGCCAGGTGTTGTCCTCTCACTTGCCGTCGCTGACGGCCTGGTCGCTGGTGACAGCACCGGTGCAACCCTGACGATTCCGTCTTTCGAGTCTGACTTCGCGTCGACTCCTTCGCCGGCAATCCCAGAGATTGACATCAAGATCGAGTCGATCGCAATCACGGCAACGACCCGCAAGCTCAGGGCTCGCTGGTCTCCGGAACTCGCACAGGACCTCAACGCCTATCACTCGATGGACGCGGAAGTTGAACTGACGAGCATCCTTTCGGAGCAGATTGCTCTCGAAATCGACCGCGAGATTCTCAGCGACCTGGTCACTGAGGCGAACGGCGCGAACATGTACTGGAGCCGTGCTCCCGGCAAGTTCGTCAACAAGCTGACGGGTGCAGCGGTAACGCTTGCAACCTCGCTCAGCATCGGCCCCCAGTTCACTGGTACGGTCCGCGAGTGGTACGAAACGTTGACGGAAACGATCATCGATTGTGCCAACACGATCCACCGCAAGACGCTTCGCGGCTCTGCGAACTTCCTGGTCACGTCACCTGACGTCGCCACGATCTTCGAGTCCTCGATCCTCTACAAGCCGAAGTACTCGATCGACGGCGAGGGCCAGGTTGGTTCTCCCTTCACGATCGGTGCAGAGGCCATCGGTACTCTGAGCAACCGCTTCACGGTCTACAAGGACCCGTACTTCCCACGTAACCGCATCCTAGTCGGCTACAAGGGCGGAAGCTACCTCGAGACCGGCTACGTGTACAGCCCTTATGTCCCGCTGATCGTCACCCCAACGATCTTCGCGCCTGAGGACTTCACCCCACGTAAGGGCGTCATGACCCGGTACGGTAAGAAGATGGTCCGCTCGGACTTCTACGGGACTGTCACCGTGCTTGACATGAATATCATCTGATGTTCGTCTCCTAACGGGGCAAAAGTAAGGCTGAGAGGTCCGGAGCAATCTGGGCCTTTCGCCGTTTAAGCAAGCAGCGAAAGTTCATAATCGACAGCAACGAACTTGATACTTACATCTGAACAGCTTTCTTCAGGAGATTCATATCATGGCAAGACTAACAGCACAAGGTTTGATCGATGACGGTACCGATGACCTCGTGGTCAGCGGTGACCTATTGGTGACCACAATCACTGGTATCGCGAGCACGTTGCTCGGATCAGGTTCTTCAGGTTCTGCTGGTGAATCTGGTCACACAGGCTTCGCGGTCGGAAGCCTCGTATCAATTCCGGGTCCAGGATTCTTCCTCGTCCCAGTAACGGGCAGCACGGCTGAAATGCTTCAGCGAGGCGCATCTGGATTCACCGGATCGTTGCCTTCAGCGGCATCTTTCCCGGGCGGCGAGATTATGATCTTCAACACCAACTCAGGTTACGACTACCTGATCTCTGGTTCGATGTCAATGGCGCTCCCAGTTTCTACGGGTTCTTTTGGAAACATCATGAACTCCTTGAACGGAACGCGTTTGACTGTCAAAGGCGGAACAGTTGGCCTCAAGTCTAATTCACAACGTTGGATGGTCATGTACGGTTCAGGATCGATGACACTATCGGGCATCACTACCTGATCACCTGATTAGTTAGCAGTTCACGCAGAGGGGTCCACTGAAAAGTGGGCCCTTTTGCCGTTCTAGGGTCCAAATTGCGGCCCCCACGTTGCCCTCAGAAAAAACTTTGAGGCCTTGATGCAGTTGCTTATGGCCCAGTTTGAGCCATAGTTATGACACGGAGACGTTAGATGAAGATCAGACTGTGTGAACTTCGTGTGTTGCTTGAAGTGTTGTTAGACGACAAATTGCTAGCCGTGCTGCACAAAATCGAACAAGGCGATTATCATATGCTCCCTTCTGAGAACTTCAGTCCCAAAGAGCGTGCAGCAGTGAAAGCACTTCAAGCACGAAAGTTTATCAGATTCAAAGAAGCCGACCACCGCATGCCAGATCGCTTCGTTCTGACAACAACGGGCTCTCATGCGATTGATACGTTCAAGTTTACGACGATGTGACGATCTGTGTACACTACAGACACAGGTGGTAAGGTCTAACACGACGGCAATACAGAAGCCATCGACCCACACCAGGAGAAAACAGATCATGTCTAAGTCACGTAAGAACGTTACCCCCACGAACAAGAACGCCATCATCCGCACCCGTACCGACCGCAACGGTCGCGTTCGCACCGAGACCGCTCGGCGCGACAGCGGTGCGTTTGACGTTGCAGTGTCCACGGACGCTCGCAACAACAGCACCCGAGTCTTCATTGACTCGTACGGCCGCGCCGGACAGTTCGGCTACGGTCCCTCGATTGAGCTCACGGGCTCGGAAGCGCTTACGCTCTTCCGCGCGCTGAAGCGTCACTATGAGTCCACGGGCAAGGACAGCGCACTCTACACCTGATCTTCTGATCGAGGACAGAGTACGATGGGGCTAGCTACCGAAGGGCGGCTAGCCTTTCTCGTATTTAGGAGAGAACAAATCATGAAATTGAATAAGCAACAGGCACTCACGTTGGTCAAGGTACTCACACTTCACAAGGGTGCGTACAATTCATATGGTTCATCGGGTGATCCTCAGACTGAGGCTGAACAACTCGTCACAGATCTTCAAGACGACCTTGAAGACTTTCTCGTGTATGGCGATGACGCCGTCTCACCAGAAGAATGCGAAGACGAGGATGGAGTTGATGAGCCGGACGAAGAAGATGACGACTGTGAGGAAGAAGACGAAGAAGACGAAGAAGACGAAGAAGACGAAGAAGACGAAGAAGACGAAGAGGAAGATCTTCAGGCCGATGATA